GTAAAAGATATACCTTTAAATAAATACATGGAAAAATTAGTACAAAAAGCAACAGATGCTTGGCAAATTTTAAGAATCCAAAGTGAATTCACAAGAGCTTTTGATGAATTATCGGATTTGCCTGCATGTGTAAGTGTTTTTGGTTCAGCACGTACACCTAAAGATGACGTATGGTATCAAGAAGCTTATAAAACAGGAAAGATATTAGCGCAAAGCGGGTTTGGTGTTATAACAGGTGGAGGTCCAGGTATTATGGAAGCTGCTAATAAGGGAGCACAAGATAGCGGAGTAACTAAAGCGTCAATCGGAGTTGGTATTGAATTACCATTTGAAGCGGGTATGAATACTGGAGTTCAACTTGGAATTACGTGCAGATACTTCTTTACTAGAAAGGTAGCTTTTCTAAAATATTCACAGGGATTTATTGTTTTTCCAGGAGGATTAGGTACATTAGATGAATTATTTGAAGCATTAACTTTATCACAAACTGGCCATGCTCCTAAATTTCCAATCATTTTAGTTGGGGTCGAATATTGGTCTGGATTAATTGAATGGTTAAAGCAAACAGTATGTGAAAAGGGTAAAATGAGTAAAAGCGATTTTGATTTATTTAGAATCGTAGATTCAGCTGAAGAAGCTGTAAGTAAAATGTGTGAATTTAATGAAAAATATAGACAAAATAAATCAACAAACTTTTAAATATGAAATTTCAAAAATTATCAGATAACGGAAGGGTAGAAATTTCATCTTATTTGAAAGAATATATCATTGACCATAAATTTAATAACTTACGTATTTACGTTGGCTGTGATTCTCATAATAAAGGAGAATTTACAACATACGTGACGACAGTAGTTATTCATGTCGGAGATACTGGATGCCATGTTCTTTTTCAAAAAGAAAAGGTTAAAAGAATTAATGACTTATGGTCTAGACTTTGGAATGAAGTTGAAAAATCAGTTCAACTTGCATTGTATCTCAGAGAAAACGGAATAAATATACATAATATAGACCTAGATTTAAATGATGACGAACAATATGCATCAAATAAGTTAGTGAGTGCAGCAACAGGTTATGTACACTCATTAGGAATTAAACCACGTATTAAACCAGATTTATTACCAGCAGTTAGCGCCGCAGATAATTTATCAAAATCAATTTAAATTCTAAAAATTAAATAATAAAAAGAATGTCTACATATTCAGATAACGAGGACAAATACTCAAGCGGTGGAAAGGGAAATAAAAAAGGTAAATCTACACCTAATATTGACCAATTTGGAGAAGACTTAACAGCTATGGCAGCTGAAGGTAAATTAGACCCTATTATTGGTCGCGAAAAAGAGGTACAAAGAATATGTCAAGTTCTTTCTCGCAGAAAGAAAAATAATCCAATTATTCTTGGAGACCCTGGCGTTGGTAAGACTGCAATCATTGAAGCAATCGCGCAGCGTATCGTAGATAAGAAAGTGGCTAAAACTCTCTTTAATAAAAGAGTTATCTCTCTTAATATCAATAATATTGTTGCAGGCACAAAATACCGCGGTGAGTTTGAAGAGAGAATGAAGAACATTGTTGAAGAGCTTAAAGAGAATAAGCAAATCATTATTTTTATTGATGAGATTCATACTTTAGTGGGTGCAGGTGGCGTTAGTGGTTCTTTAGATGCTTCTAATATTCTTAAACCTGCTTTAGCTCGTGGTCAAGTACAATGCATCGGTGCTACTACTTTAGATGAGTACAGAGAACATATTGAAAAAGATGGAGCTTTAACTCGTCGTTTTCAAGAAGTTTTCATAGATGCACCGAGTGTTGAAGATACTATTGAAATTCTAAAAAGAATTAAGGGTCAATATGAAGCACATCACTCTGTACAATATACAGATGAGGCTTTAGAAGCATGTGCAAAATTAAGCGACAGATATATTACGCAAAGAGAATTACCTGATAAAGCAATCGATGTTATGGACGAAGCAGGTTCTAAAATTCACATGCAAGAGGTTAAAGTTCCAGCCTTTATGAAAAAGATGGAATTAGAGGCAGAAGAATTGAAGAAACAAAAATTAGATGCTGTTGCTAGACAAGATTATGAGCAAGCTGCAAATTTTAGAGATTTGGAAATGAAAAAGAAAGAACAAATCGAAACTAAATTAGCAGAATGGGAAAAGTCTATTAATGAAAATAAAACTAAGGTAACTGAAGATGATGTAGCAACTACGATTGCAGAAATCACAGGAATTCCAGTTTCAAGATTATCGGGCGATGAAAATAAAATGATTGCTGGAATGGCAGGAGAATTAAAGAAAATGATTATCGGTCAAAATGCTGCAGTTGATGCTCTTTGTAAAGTAATTAGACGTTCTCGTGCAGGTGTTTCATCTGCAAATAAACCAATTGGCTCATTTATTTTCTTAGGTCCAACTGGTGTTGGTAAAACTGAAACAGTTAAAGCTCTTGCAAATCATTACTTTGGCTCTGAAGAGGCTATGATTAGAATTGATATGTCTGAGTATCAAGAAAAGTTTAATGTATCTCGTTTAATCGGTCCACCTCCAGGATATGTTGGGTATGAAGGTGGCGGTCAATTGACTGAAGCTGTACGTAGAAAACCATATTCAATTGTTTTATTTGACGAGATTGAAAAAGCACATCCAGATATTTTTAATACGATGCTACAGGTTTTAGATGATGGACGATTAACAGATTCACTAGGACGTACTGTTGATTTCACTAATACGATTATCATTATGACTTCTAATATAGGTGCTCGTAAAGTGGCAGACTTTGGAACAGGAATTGGATTTGAGTCAGGTGAAACAGGTATTGCTACCCAAAAAGCTAAAGTAGAAACGATAGTTAGAAAGGAATTAAAAAATAAATTTGCACCAGAATTTTTAAATCGTTTAGATGATATTATTATCTTTGACCAATTAAACGAAGAAGACATTCTTAAAATTGTAGATATTGAATTATCGAATGTCTTAGAAAGAATGTTTGACCAAGGTTATAATATCAAATTTACTAAACAAGCTAAATTGTTCTTAGTAAAAGAAGGTTATGACCCGGCTTATGGTGCTAGACCTCTTAAAAGAGCAGTTCAAAATTTTGTTGAAGATTTATTAGCTGATGCAATTATCGAAGGTAAAATTTCACAAGGAAAAGAAGTCTATACCATTAATCATAATAAGAACGAAGATAAACTTTCTTTAAAATAGGAGTATAAGATTATATTAATACATTAATCTTATATCAACTTATTAACATAATATATGAATAACTTTTCTGAATCGTTCATAAATACAATTAAAGAGATAGAATCAAATGGTTCTATCTCTCAACCTAGAGACCTTAAAGTTAAAGAACTTATTTATGGTCAAATTGAAATAGATTCTACCAAACCATTTGCAAATTTTGCTGCACGTAAATTTAATCATAAATATTTTGCAGGTGAATTAGCATGGTATCTAAACGGTGATACTGATATCGATTATATTAATCAATTTTCTAGTTTTTGGAAAATGATTACTAATCCAGGTACAAATCAAATCAATTCTAATTACGGTCATATTCTATTTGGAAATCAATTAAAATGGTGTTTAGATTCTTTGAAAAAAGATATTAATACTCGCCAAGCCATTGCATTTTTAAATCAACCTAAATATCAATTTGAAGGCAATAAAGATTTTGTTTGCACGATGTATTTAAATTTCTTTGTTAGAAATAATAAATTAAATATGAAAGTGCAAATGAGGTCTAATGATATTTTCTATGGCTTAACATTTGATGCACCTTTCTTTGCATTTGTTCACCAGCATATGTTATTATGGCTAAAAGATACTTATCCTAATTTACAATTAGGAGTGTATACTCATTTTGCTGATAACATTCATTTCTATGAACAACATTTTGAATTAGCTGATAAAATTAAAAATAGCAATGAATCAGTTCCTCAATATGAAATGAATATTACAAAACCATTTTTACAATATGAAGATTCTGATACTGCTATAATTACTAATCATGGTCTATCATTTTTATATGAAGTAAATAAAATGGTATCCAATGATGCAAAGCAATCTGATTATGAAAAGTTATTATCAGAATATCTTAATATCGAATGTAATATATTAGTATAGTAATATAAGAATATGAAAATACCTACATTCAAGGTCGAGAAAATAAGCGAAAGTTTAGATATTACTGATTATATTAATGACGCTGACCTTTTTTATAGAAGAATTGTACAATATGTGATGAATAAAATAGATGGTACTGAAACAAATTCTGTACTTTGCTATATTATTATAGAAGAAAAAAATAAAATTCACAGAAATACATTTATTCTTGAAAAAGAAGGATGGCATAAATCTTTAAATAAAGCATTGGAGTATTTTGCAAATATAGAAGAATACGAAACATGCGAATTAATTAAACAAATAAAACAAACAATATGAATTATTTCCCAAAAGAACAGGAATTTCAACGATTTGCACAATCAGAATTTGGAGTTCCTTCCACTGGATTAGATTACTATAATAAGCAAGTACAGTCTTCAATGACACCATATATTCTTGAAGAAAGAGAAATGAGAGCTATTCAAATGGACATTTTTTCAAGATTAATGGCTGAAAGATTATTATGGGTTGCAGGTCCAGTAAATGATAATATGTCGACTGTTGTTCAGGCTCAATTAATGTATTTAGATTCTATTAGTAACGATGATATTAAAATGCACATTGATTCTCCAGGTGGTAGCGTTAAATCAGGATTATCGATGGTAGATATTATGGACTATATCAAATCAGATATCGCAACGGTAAATACTGGAATGGCTGCTTCAATGGGTTCGGTTTTATTAGGAGCCGGTACAAAGGGTAAAAGAAGCTCGTTGAGATTTTCAACAACAATGTTACACCAGTCTTCTGGTGGATTTAGTGGAAATATTCAAGATGCTGAAATTGATTGGAAGGAATGGCAAAAGGTAAATAATATTTTATTTGAATTATTAGGCTCTTATTGTGGTAAATCTGCAGAAACCGTAAAACAAGATGCAACTAGAGATTTTTGGTTATCAGCAGAAGATGCAAAAAAATATGGTATTATTGATTTCATCGTAGGCGCTAAACCTGGTAAAATTAAAAAATAATGAAAGTTCACATTTATATTGATGCTGAAGATTTAATAAATCTAAATAATTTAGTACGTTTGCTGCGTGGAATAATTGATGGATGCGACCATACCCACATTCATTATTATGCAACACCAAAAGCTTATAAATTACAAGATAATATTGTTGAAGTTAGTTTATCATCAGAAGATTTTATAGAGCTTATTGATAGAGACGTACTTAAGAAAATTCAATTAATTCAAAATTAAAATGAGAAGAGAAAAACAAAAAGAATTGTTTGTTGAATTAATTAATAAGCAATTAGAGCCCTTTGGTAAAAAATACGAAGATGTTATAGATGTACCAAATTGGTATATGCAATACAAAACAACGTATGAAAAAGAAAAAGAATTTGCTATATATGCAAAGCAAAGAATTATGAAAGTTTTGGGATTAAATGCAAAAATGGCAGAGAATGAAGTAAGTTGGTTCATTCTACAGTGGGGATTATCTTGCGATGAAACCGAATATAGAGGAAAAGAATTAAATCTATTTAAGCAAAAAGAAAAAGCTAAAACTACAAAGTAAAAATAAAAGCTCAAATATTTTTTTATTTGAGCTTTTTTATTTATATTAGCATATTAAAATATTAATATAATATGAGCAATAGACAATTTACGTGGTGGAGAAGATTTCATACTCCTATTTCAATTCCTAAAAAATTAATGATGCACGGTGCTAGTCAACTGATTCAAAAAATAGAAGCAGGAGAATACGATATAGACCACTTATTTTTAGAAGCAAAACTAGAAGATGCTATATTTGAAAGAGAAGTAGAGAATATTAAATCTCAACCTATGTTTAAAAGATATACCAAAGATACGCAAGATGATGTTATTAACAATATGCGTAAAAAAACATATAAGCGTAAAGAGATTATCTTAAATAAACACATATCATCAGAGTATAATATTATTGAATCATTATATTCTGAGCTATGTAAAGAATTCGAGTTGGAAAGAGATTATGTTATTACATTTATAGATAATTTCGACGGGACTCTACGTGAATTATATTATACATTAAGAGCAAAATCAAGAGGTCAAGAAATTACAAAAGAAGAAATAAGTCTTATTCCAAGATATTTTAGAGAAATTCCAAGACATTATCTTAAGAATGAATATTTAAAATATGAAAAGGAATGGAAAGATATTATGTTATTACATAATTACGTAGAAATACACGGAGGATTTATTAAGAGTGTCAATTAAATCATTTTTTTATTTGAACGTGGATAAATAATCCATGTTTAAATTATCAACAGATTGGTTAGAATCTGGACCCAATGACTATGAGCTTAAAAAATATAGATTATTAGCGGCTATTACAGAATATGGCAACCTAATAAAGGGTGATAAACTTGCGCCTGTTCTAGATGAAATAGAAATTCATCTAGAAAATCTTTATAAATTCCAACATCAAAAAGATATACTGGACGATAGAATGAAAACTATTAAAGGTATAGATATTGATAATATGGAATTAGAATACGAATATCCAGAAAATTCAAGGGAAATGGAAGACATCGTTAGAGTTGCTAATGATGCAGTTTTTCTTTTTGAAAAATTATATAAAAATCTAAGAGAGCGTTGGAGAGAAAACGAAAAAAGCGTTAAGCTAAGTTTTATACCCGATAAAAAAATAGGCTTTAAATTAGGCTATTTCTTAATAACAGATTATAATAACAACTTATTAATTTATAGCTTTAATAAACCGGATAAAATGAATGATAATTGGAAGAAATTCAAATTAGAATTAATTGAGTCTATGCCTTATGATATGACAGCTCTAAGCAACTTTGTAATTAATAAATCTCTTGAAGAATCAGACCGAGTTTTTATTAGATGCGACTTTGCTAAACCAATGCCGTTTGAAGATTGCGCATTTCCATTATCCAAATTTGTATTGTTCCATACCTTAAAGCATAATTTATAATGATATATACATAAACAAAAAAATCAAGACTTAAAAAATGCCATACGTATCACAAGACAACGTAATAGCTTATATTGATTCACTTAGCACCATAACGCAGGGCACGACTCAAGATATTACATTAACAATATTTAAAGATTTTCTTAATAATCAATGGGATTTAACGACAGCTGATTCAGTTACTGTTGCATTATATGACTCTCTTGGTAGAAAGATATATCAATATGCATATCCTCAAATATTTGGTTCAACTTCGCCTATTACATTAGGAGACCAAGCGTCAGATACACAAGGATACGTTTTCTTTAGAATAACTTCTGAGCAAAGCTCAAATTTATTTACAGGTGATATTTTTGTTGAAGTAACTTTAACTTTTAATAATTATTATCCACAGCCCAAAACATATATTTTACCTAAATTAAAAATAGGTAATATTTTAGCTGCTTCTGGTGGCACTTCTGGAAATGGTGGCGGCACCGATACAGGTTCAACATCGACTTTCCCTATTGGCACTGGTTCTTTTCCAATTAATAGATTTCAAGTTGAAAATGTTACAGGTTCTACACCAACAAAATCAGGCGCAGTAACATTTAATTCAGAAATACCAACTGATGTTACTCAAATTAGATTTAGAAATATAGATGTTAATAATTCGAGAAATACTCAATTAGAAAACTTTTTAATTAATAGAATTAGCGGCGAAGGAGCAAATGGTATTATTACAATTGTCAATGTTAATCAACCTAATCATTATGGAATATACAAAATAACAGGTTGGTCAAGACAAGACATTACACCTAATAATGGAAATGATAATGATACAGATGGTTTAATTGTAAATGTTATTCATGAAGACCATTCAGAATCTCCCGTAATTACATTCCCTAATTGGAAAGTAGGACAAGTTATTGCATATAATTTAGATGCTTATGGTGCTGGTTCTGGTAATGGAACTTCAGGTTTAAGTGGAACTTCTGGAACTTCTGGAACTTCGGGTATTAATGGCTTAAATGGAACGTCAGGTTCTTCAGGTATTAATGGAACTTCGGGTTCTTCTGGTATTAATGGTTTAGATGGAACATCAGGTTCTTCTGGTATTAATGGTTTAGATGGAACTTCAGGTATAAATGGAGCTCAAGGAGCTGCAGGTATCAATGGCTTAGATGGAACATCTGGTTCTTCAGGCGTTAATGGTTTAGATGGAACTTCTGGTTCTTCAGGCGTTAACGGTTTAGATGGAACATCAGGTATAAATGGAGCTCAAGGGGCTGCAGGTATCAATGGTTTAGATGGAACATCAGGTATAAATGGAGCTCAAGGTTCTCAGGGTGCTAATGGTTTAGATGGGACATCTGGTTCTTCTGGTATAAATGGAACTTCAGGTGTTGACGGAGCTCAAGGTGCAAATGGCCAAAATGGTTTAGATGGAACATCTGGTATTGACGGAGCTCAAGGTGCTCAAGGCGCTAATGGTTTAGATGGAACTTCAGGTTCTTCTGGTATCGATGGTCAAAATGGAACATCTGGTATTGACGGAGCTCAAGGTGCAAATGGCCAAAATGGTTTAGATGGAACTTCAGGTTCTTCTGGTATAAATGGAACATCCGGTATTGACGGAACTCAAGGTGCTCAAGGCGCTAATGGTTTAGACGGAACTTCTGGTATAAATGGAGCTCAAGGCGCTAATGGTTTAGATGGAACTTCTGGTATAAATGGAGCTCAAGGCGCAAATGGCCAAAATGGTTTAGATGGAACTTCTGGTTCTTCTGGTATCAATGGTTCAAATGGAACTTCTGGTTCTTCTGGTATAAATGGAACATCTGGTATTGACGGAGCTCAAGGTGCTCAAGGTGCTAATGGTTTAGATGGAACTTCTGGTTCTTCTGGCATCAGTGGTTCAAATGGAACTTCTGGTTCTAATGGTACTAGCGGTTCGTCTGGAACTTCTGGTTCAAGCGGTTCTTCTGGTTCAAGCGGAACTTCAGGAACTCATGGCTCTTCAGGAACTTCTGGTTCAAGTGGTTCTTCAGGTATAAATGGTTTAAATGGAACTTCTGGTTCTTCTGGTATAAATGGAGCTCAAGGAGCAAATGGCCAAAATGGTTTAGATGGAACTTCTGGTTCTTCTGGTATTTCAGGTTCATCTGGTTCATCTGGTATTTCAGGTTCATCTGGTTCTTCTGGTATTAATGGATTAAATGGAACTTCTGGTTCTTCTGGTATTTCTGGTACATCTGGAACTTCAGGAGTTAATGGAGCGCAAGGAGCTGCAGGAGCCAATGGAACTTCTGGTTCATCTGGCATTAATGGAGCGCAAGGAGCTGCAGGAGCCAATGGAACATCTGGACTTAGCGGTATAGATGGAACTTCTGGAACTTCTGGTATTTCAGGTACATCCGGTTCATCAGGTATTAATGGAGCACAAGGCGCAGCAGGAGCCAATGGAACTTCTGGTATTTCAGGCACATCTGGAACTTCAGGAATTAATGGAGCACAAGGTGCAGCAGGAGCTGATGGAGCACAGGGCGCAGCAGGAGCTAATGGAGCACAGGGCGCAGCAGGAGTTAATGGAACTTCAGGAGTTAATGGAACTTCAGGAGTTAATGGAACTTCAGGAGTTAATGGAGTACAAGGTGCAGCAGGAGCTAATGGAACATCTGGTATTTCAGGTACATCTGGTTCATCGGGTATTAATGGAGCACAGGGCGCAGCAGGAGTCAATGGAACTTCTGGTATTTCAGGTACATCTGGAACATCTGGTATTAATGGAGCACAAGGTGCTGCGGGTATTAATGGAGCACAGGGCGCAGCAGGAGTCAATGGAACTTCTGGTATTTCAGGTACATCTGGAACATCTGGTATTAATGGAGCACAAGGTGCTGCGGGTATTAATGGAACTTCTGGAATTAATGGAGCTCAAGGTGCTGCAGGTCAAAATGGAACTTCAGGTGTAGATGGAACTTCAGGTGTAGATGGAACATCAGGTTCTTCGGGTGTTTCTGGAGCAGCTCCAACTGGAACAATTGTAAGCTATAAAATGAGCATTACAACAAATGCAGGTAACGTTGCTAGTATTTCTAGTTTAATAGGACCAAACGGTACTATATACAACGGTTCAACTTGGGCATCTGGTTGGAGTTCAAGTATAACTGGTAATAATATTACAATAACGCATCCGCTTGGAAAAAGAATATTAAATCCGCAAACACATGCATTAAATGCAGGTAATGTATTCTCTAAACCTTTTGTTGGAACAACAACGTCTACATTCTCTTGCGTGCAACCTACTTCATTTGCAACTGTAACATTTAATGCTCTTACAAGTACAAATACGGGTGTTGCTTCATCAGGAGCTAGTACAATTGATTTAACATTCCAAGTAGAGTCATAAAAAAATAATTAATAAATGCAACATTTACAAAGAGTACCAACTAAATTTTTAGTAGCAAGGGTTATTGGAGGTACACCAACTCCGATTGATTTGAATACGGATGAAACTAGCATTTTTTTTAATTATCCTATTTCATTTCAAGTTCAATTAGTAATAGATACTCAAACTCACTCTGGAGAATCTACAAGGGAACCTTTTGCATATAACGCTTATGATATTGTAATTGGAGATTGGTTAGCTCAACCCTCTGGTAAAACATATATCATTGAAGATATTATAGAAGTATTAGATAATAATAGTATAATATTAAAAATTAAAGATGAAAATCTATACGTATTAAAATCGGATATTTCTCAATCTGGTAATAATTATCCAGATGAAGAACAACCCGGTGCCATATTTGGTTTAGATGAAGATGGAAATCCAATTTTAGCCGGTATTACATATCAATCGGCTCAATTCCCCGGTTTAACATATTGGATTGAAGATATTAAATCTAGATTTGAATATTATTCAGTAGATGAAGAAGGTGTAGAAGTATATGTTGACCAAGACCAATCTCTTGAAGCAACAATATCACAAACTATTGGAAACGAATCTGGAACGGGTATTACCATTGAATATACTCCATTTAAAGATTCTAAGGTAGATGTAAAAATTAACGGTGTACAAGTTAATATTGGAGATGGAATTAAAACAAAAGATTGTTATTTTTCTGGAGATGGTGGTATAACTGCTAGATTAATTAAAGATATAACCGCAGGCGACGAGTTATTTTGGAATAATGATATTGCTGGATTTGAATTAGATTCTGCAGATGATATAGATTTTGATTATGAAGCTTCTAATCTAGATATATAAGTAATAATAAAATATCTAAATAGATTATTAAGATAATATCGTAACATTTGTTAAAAAACAATGTGTTGCGATATTTTTTTTTAATATATACAATACTGATGGACAACAACGTCCATCTGCCATAAAAAAAACAAATATAAAAATTAATGGCACAAATTAGATCAAAACAAATTGCTGATTTTATCTCAACGGTAAACTGGGCAAACGCAAAAACAACTGATATCGTATCAGGTAAGGCTATCGCTGACGCTTTAGCATCTGACGCGTTAGTAGCATCGACTGCGTTATCTTCAGAAATTTCTTCAAGAACTTCTGCTGATGCTTCTTTAGCTACTAAAATCTCTACAGATTTATCTTCAGCTAATGCTTCTATCGATTCCGCTTTATCGCAAGAAATCGTAAATAGAGGTTCTGCAGATACTTCTTTAGATAACAAATTTTCTACAGCTGTTTCATCTGAAGCTTCTTCAAGAGTTTCTGGTGATACTTCTTTAGATGGTAAATTCTCTTCTGCTATTTCATCTGAAATCGCAAGAGCTGAGTCTGCTGAGTTATCATTAGATACTTACGCTGATTCAATCTCTTCTGGTTTATCAACTGAAATCGCAAGAGCTAATTCAGCTGAAGGTTCTTTAGATTCTAAGTTCTCTACTTCAGTTTCACAAGAAATCGCTGACAGAACTGCTGCAGTTTCAACTGAAGCTTCTTCAAGAGTTTCTGGTGATTCTTCATTAGATTCTAAGTTCTCTGCTGCAATTTCAACTGAAGCTTCTAGAGCAATTGCTGCTGAAGGTTCATTAAACACTAAAGTAGATTTCGTTATCTCTAACGTAGACCCTGCTGCTATCGATTCATTAACTGAAGTAGTTTCAGCATTCCAATCTGCAGACGGTAACATCAACAATGCAATTACTTCATTAGCTACAGCAGCTGGTTCTAACTTATCTGCTGAAATTTCTTCAAGAATTGCAGGTGATACTTCTTTAGATGCTTATGCTGATTCAATCTCTTCAGGTTTATCAACTGAGGTTGCAAGAGCACAATCTGCTGAACTTTCATTATCAAACACAACTTACGCTGCGCTTTCAAATGATTATTCTACTGCACGTTCTGCTGAAGCTTCTTTAGATTCTAAGTTCTCTACTGCAGTTTCAACTGAAGCTTCTTCTAGAGTTTCTGCTGATTCTTCTTTAGATTCTAAGTTCTCTACAGCTATCTCTTCTGAAGCTTCTTCTAGAGTTGCAGCTGATACTTCATTAGATGCATACGCTGATGGTATTTCTTCAGATTTATCTGCTGAAGTTGTAAGAGCTAACTCTGCTGAAGGTTCATTAAACTCTAAGTTTTCTACTGCAGTTTCACAAGAAATCGTAGACAGAACTGAAGCTGTTTCAAACGAAGCTTCTTTAAGAACTTCTGCTGATTTATCTTTAGACGGTAAATTCTCTAACGAAATTTCATTAGAAATCGTTGACAGAACTGCTGCAGTTTCATCTTTAGATACTTATGCTGACGGTATTTCATCTGATTTATCATCTGAAATCGCTAACAGAACTTCTGCAGTTTCATCTGAAGCTTCTGCAAGAATTGCAGGCGACTCTTCATTAGCTACTAAAATCTCTACAGATTTATCTGCTGCTAACTCTTCTATCGATTCAGCTTTATCTACTGAAGTTTCAAGAGCACAATCAGCTGAATTATCTTTAGATGGTTACGCTGATATGGTTTCTTCTGATTTATCATATGAAATCGTTAACAGAACTTCTGCAGTTTCAAACGAAGCTTCTTTAAGAACTTCTGCTGATTTATCTTTAGATGGTAAATTCTCTTCTGCAGTTTCATTAGAAATCGTTGATAGAACTGCTGCAGTTTCAACTGAAGCTTCTTCAAGAACTTCTGCTGATTTATCTTTAGACGGTAAATTCTCTGCTGCAGTTTCAACTGAAGTTTCAAGAGCTACATCTGCTGAATTATCTTTAGATTCTTATGCAGATTCAATCTCTTCAGATTTATCTTCAGAGGTTGTTGCAAGAGGTAATGCTGTTTCTTCATTATCAACTGCTACTTCTAATGCAATCAACAACGAAGCATCTTTAAGAGCTGCTGCTGATTCATCTTTAGATACTAAGTTAAACTTTGTTATCTCTAACGTAGACCCAGCTGCTATCGATTCATTAACTGAAATCGTAGGTGCATTCCAATCAGCTGATGGTTCAATCAACGGTGCAATCACTTCATTAGCTACTGCTGCTGGTGCTGGTTTATCATCTGAAATCGTTAGAGCTACATCTGTAGAAACTTCTTTAGATTTATTCTACTCATTAGCTATCTCAACTGAGATTTCTTCTAGAACTGCTGGTGATGCTTTATTATCTACTAACTTATCAACTGAAGTTGCGAGAGCTAACTCAGCTGAAGGTTCTTTAGATTCTAAGTTCTCTACTGCAGTTTCAACTGAAGCTTCTTCAAGAGTTTCTGCTGATTCTTCTTTAGATTCTAAGTTCTCTGCTGCAGTTTCAACTGAAGTTTCAAGAGCTACATCTGCTGAATTATCTTTAGATTCTTATGCAGATTCAATCTCTTCAGATTTATCATCTGAAATCGTTAACAGAACAGCTGCAGTTTCAACTGAAGCTTCTTTAAGAACTGCTGCAGATTCTTCTTTAGACTCAGCTTTATCTTTAGAAATTTCTAACAGAATCGCAGACGTTAACGCTGAAGAAACAAGAGCAATGTCAGTTGAATCTTCAATCTCAACAGTTATCTCTAACAAAGTTGCTTCAATCGAAGAGGCTTTTGCTACTGAAGCTTTAATGGTTGTTGAATCAGTTGCTGGTAACGGTTTATCATATACTTTAGCTAACGCAGTTGAAGATGATAACATCGGTTTAGTATACGCATTCGTTAATGGTGTAAGAGTTGAAATTGCTTCAATCGCTGGAGCATCAGTTACTCTTGCTAACCCAGGTTACGATGTTGATTCAAACGATACAGTTGTATTTCAATTCGAGAAAAACAAAGCTTAATTTTTAATTAAACTTTATTGATTATCTTAGAATGGGAGCCCTTTGGGTTCCCATTCTTTTTTTAAGAGGATACATATAGTAAATAAACAAAATATATTAAAATGAAAATAGGTGTTACTATAAGTTTCAAAAAAGGAGATTCCTTATTTACGAATGGTATTAGACAAAACGTAATGAACTTAGCAAAAATTCTAAGCTATAGTAAGAAAAAGCACGATGTTAGGGTTATTAATATCGTTGATGAAAAAAATAAACCCGACCATTATGAATGGGAAGTTAATGGTATTAAAACAGATGAATACGTTAAGTTAACAAATGAGGATATTAAATCATATGACCTATGGATTATTCTTGCGGTAGTACCACCGTTAAAAGATTTACAATTATTTAGAGAATTAAATCCTAACTGTAAAATCATATCATATAAGTGTGGTAATAATTATGTAAACTTTGTAGAAGAAATTGTATACGGTTTAGACCAACCAACTTCCAAAGAATTTGGCGCAGGATTATATGACGAAGTTTGGCATATTCCACAACAAGATTTTAATAATAAATATTTCTATTCAACTCTTTATAGAACAGTCGCAAGAATAGTACCATTTGTGTGGGACCCTATGTTTGTAGACCAACATGCAAATATACTTTCACAAAAAGGTAAAACAATTAATTATCAACCAAAAGAAGGTCCTAAAAATATTGGTATATTTGAACCGAATTTAGGCATTAATAAAAATGCTATTGCACCTATGTTAATAGCAGAAAGATTATATCATACAGACCCAGAATTAATTGATAAAGTTTTAGTAACTAATTCAAATAAATTAAGAGAGAATAAAGAATTTATTAAGTTTGTTAATTCTGGATTTGACCTTAAAAGAGATAGCAAAATTTTCTTTGATTCAAGATACCCAATTGTACACTATCTTTCAAGTTTTACTGATGTAGTACTTTGTCACCAATGGGGTAATGACCTTAATTATCTTTACTTAGATGCAATGTATTATGGTTACCCTTTAGTGCATAATGCTTATTATATTCAAGATGCTGGTTATTATTATGAATATTTTAATTATGAGCAAGGCGCACAACAGCTTAAAAGAGCTTTAACCGAATATGATACGACATTAGAAGCAGAGAAAGCAAAAAATAAATCTGCATTAGAAAGATATAGACCCGAGTGGAAACCTATGATTGACGCGTATGACCAATTAATAGATAATTTATGGGCTGAAAATAAAGTTTCTGAATTTAATTACGATTGGAAAACAAACTCATTTATATAAAGTGGCTTTAGATAAAGAAACCAAATTACTAAAAGCGCAAATTGAACTAGCGCAAAAGAGGATAATAAATCTGAATAATCAGATTAAATCCTCTATTCCTGGAACTATTAGGTCTGGTTCAATTTCTGCTGCAGATTTTAAAGTAGAAGGTTCTCTTTATTATTATGATGTTGTATTTTCTACTACATTTTCTGATTCTGATTATGCAATTAATACCATGTTAGTAGACCTTAGGTCATCAATAACTCAATTATATTCATTTAATATGATAACTAGTAACAAAACAGAAAACGGATTTAGAATCTATGTCGATGTAAATATTTTAGGATATAATATAAAAATAGATTGGACTTGTACCAAAATACAAACATTAAATCAAACAGTTAGTACGTCTGGAACTTCAGGAACTAGTGGAACTTCTGCTACATCTGGAACTTCAGCCACGTCTGGAACAACAGGAACTTCAGCCACGTCTGGAACAACAGGAACTTCAGCCACGTCTGGAACAACAGGAACTTCAGCCACGTCTGGAACAACAGGAACTTCAGCCACGTCTGGAACAACAGGAACTTCAGGAACTTCTGCTACATCTGGAACTTCAGGAACTTCTGCTACATCTGGAACTTCAGGAACTTCTGCTACATCTGGAACTTCAGGAACTTCTGCTACATCTGGAACTTCAGGAACTAGTGGAACTAGTGGAACTTCTAGTGGAATATTTACCAATTATTACATACCTACAAAAAATTCAATATTTTCATAATGGCATATTCTAGCAAATCCGACGCAATCTCGAAGTTAACAAGTGGAAGAGACGACAATAATAGTGTTTCGATATATTATTCAGACAATAATCACGATTTGAATACGATATACTATGTAAATTCTGCAAAGACTAGTCTTTTACCAGCTGGAAATTATGTTCTTCCAACAAATTATAGAACATTATGGCTCGTTATAGGTAGTAATGGTAAACTTACACAATTACCTGAGTATTTATTTTCATCTGCACCAGACTCTTCTTTCGCAGATGAAACATTATTTTCTAAACAAACTAATACTAGAATAAGAGACTGGGCCCAATCTCAACTTACGCTCACCAATAATATTTTAACAGACGGTATATGGGAACAAAATTCACCAAGTGGTAAACCTAAACAATGGGTCGTAAACATTACTGATAGAAAAACAACAGCTTTATCTAATATTAATTTATCGGATATGGCCGGTTATGATTTAATGTTTTATATCGGAGGATATGGTGCTTGGGGTGTATTTGATGACCCGTTTGCAAGTACTGCATACGTTCATATTCAACAAAATCTTAATAAATCTACTATTTTCAACGAAGGAATATACACAAAAATGTATTTCTTTAAACCCGATTATTGGTATGCTAAACAAGATATTAATTGCCCAACGTTTTTTAAAAGAAACCTATTTTTAGATAATTTTATAAAAAATAAAAGAGGACTCACTAAATTAAGTACTGGAAGCGACAGATATATTCATGACATAGTTCAACACAACAAAACAACAGTGAGAACTTCTACTAGAAAACAAAGAGGTTTAAATTTAGAATTATATCAAAGCGACCCAGCTCTTTACAATACAACGCAAAATATATCTAGAGGCTTTTTACTTGGCAATTATGCGAACGCTGATTATGCGACTTCAAAGAATGAAGGTTATTGGTTTGACCAGCCTGTATTATTAAGCGGTACTGTATTTGTAAATGTCTGGGGTCATGGTTTTAATCCAAATGATGAATCTCATCAAATTAAATTAGTAGCAACTTGGAGAAGTATTGCCTTAGCAGATTTTACTGGAAGTTACTCGCGCAATGGTATTACAATAAATTTTGCGCAGGCAAATCCATATCAATGGACGACAACAGGCTTCAATAATCCAGCAACTAGTGAAATGAGAGATGCGCTTATCGATTCACCAATAGAGTGGTTCTGGGACATGGAATGGTATTGGTATTTAATGGAAGATCCAATAGCATTAGATGGAGTTTTTAAATGTTATAAATACGCAAAAGATTATGTAGTAGCTAATAATTTAGCAGCTAGAAATACTAAAATAAATTGGTATTCTGGTAGTGTATATAGAAGTGACCAACACTTTCTAGATTTTGGCGGAAGTGCGCCAACTGTAAATAATTATACTAGCAACCCATATTATCTTGATTATCATAATTATTATGCAAATAATGCGGATAAAAGTACATTATCTCGAGTATTTCGTCCTATTTTTTATGATTATGCAGAACTGTTTCATCAATTTTCAATAAGTAATTATCATAATAATTATGGTTCTACTGATTATTTTTATAAGTTAGTTCATCAGTACGACATTGCAAATAAATTAGTAACTGAAAAATTAGGACCTAATCATCAAGTAATGTTCACATCTCTCATGTTTAGTGTGTATGAAACCGTAGCCGGCTCAAATATGCAAGGTAAACGCAAAGCGATAGGACCAGATGGAACGCCGGGAGGAGCAAAGCCAGATGTTTCACCAGACTTTTGGCAATCTCTTGCGGCTTGGTCTTTTGGATATGGAGATGGATGCTTTGTATGGGACGTTGGTAAATTTAGAGTAGAAGACTATGCGGATTATGTATGGGACGCAGCAAACGGCAGCAATCCATCAGAAATATTTAAAAATGATTTTGCAGGAGCAGATTGGTATTTTGCAACAATAGCGCATCTATATCAAAATAAAGATATTATCGAAGCTAATACCAATTGGTCTTATGTTTCTCAAGACAAAGGTGGAGGACAATATACGTCTGGTACTGAAAATTATCCATTTGTAAATTATGTATTTAAAAGACCTTTAGTAGTTGCTAAATTTTCAGCAGATGGCAAAGAGGCATTAGTATTAGCGCTAGATGCATTTAATAATGGATACACTAAATCAACAATTAATATAATGCTTACTCCTAATAATCCTATATCAATTGATATGTGGGGTACTTATACAACAATATTAAGAGTAAAGATTAATAATTAACTATAGTCTATTCTTAACGCTATCTCTAAAAACACCAAGACAGAAGGCTAGGAAATTATTTCTAGCCTCTTCTTCTGTTTGAGAGTACCATCTATATGCCATTGAACCTTCATACCTTTCAATCTCTTCTTTAAGTTCTTGGTTTCTTTTTTTAATGGCTTCAATTTGTTCAGATGATATAAAATCACAATCAATTGATAAAGAACTTGCAACTCTTAATAATAGACCCCAATCATACTTATCATTAGCTTCAACTGCTGTATTATATGATTCTTTTAACATTAATGCTTCTTGTTCAGTTGAAGCATTATCTATTTTATCGGGATGACATTTAACAACTATCTTTCTAAAAAGTTTTTTGAAATCTTGGTCATTGTGATTTATGACATCTTTTTCAATTTCTTCGACCTCTTTTATTTCTACACTTTCATTATTTTTTGGAATCAAAGCTTGCATAGCTTCTGTATCGCCTGATGCAATCATAGCTTCTCTAAATTGAACTTCAGCTATTTCGGAAATTTCTTTAACATCATTTAATGATTCATATAGATAGTTATAATCTCTTAATATCTTTTTTAATTCGATGTTTTTGCTCATTAAATCTAACTGTTATTATAAAGGTCTAGATATATATAACAATTAAGATTATGATATAATCTCTTAAAAAACAAACTTAAAAAAATACAAATCTCAATGTCTCAGATTAAAATCAAACAAGTTGAAGGTTTACAGTCTATATTAGACGCGTTAACCGCTGGCGTTACGTCTGGTTCTGTGAAGTCTGTTTACACACAGGCTAATCACGGTTTTACACCAGGTATCGCAGTGACTTACACGACTTCTGGCTGGATTGCTGCAAGTCAAGATTCGGAAGACGCATTAGGTAGATTAGTGGTTGAAAGTGTTCCAACATCTGGAACGTTTGTTGGAGTTTCATTAGGTACTATCACTGTACCGACTTGGAATTTAACACCAGGAATTTACTATGTAGTCGACGATATCGGTGGCGGTCACATGTCAGAATTCACAAACAATGATGCTTACAATTACAGTAACCCTTTAATGCAAGCTATTACTTCTACAACAGCACATGTTCTTCCTTGGAGACCTTCAGCTGGTAAAGGTACGGCAGTTCAATTATCAATTGCGCAAACAGATGGTGCATACGCTATTCCAACAAATGGTAACTATTCATCAATTGGTCTTACATTATCACAAACTCCATATAGAGATGGTTCAGTTTCAGTATATGTTAATGGTATTGCAGTTCAAGAAAGTTATGGTTCTAGAACCGGCGAAGTTTATTTCTCTAATAACGGAGGCTTAAATGCTAGAGCTATTGCAGATTTAACAGCTGGAGATACTCTATACTGGAATGGAGATATTGCAGGTTTTGATTTAACAGCGTCTGACTATATTGAAATCCAATATCAAGCGGGTATAATTCCACAATAATAAGAAAATAAAAAACAAATAATATAAATGTCAACTCCTATTATTACATCAACCGGAACCTCAGGTACTTCAGGTACTTCAGGTATTGACGGTTCAAATGGCTCTTCTGGTTTTGATGGTACTTCAGGTTCATCCGGTTCATCCGGAACATCTGGTTCATCAGGCTCAAGCGGTTCATCTGGTTTAACTGGCTCAAGCGGTCAAACAGGTTCTGCTGGTACATCGGGTACATCTGGCTCATCGGGTTCAAGCGGTTCATCTGGTTTAACTGGCTCAAGCGGTCAAACAGGTTCCGCAGGTACATCTGGAACTTCTGGCTCAAGCGGTTCATCTGGTACAGCTGGTACCGATGGTTCAAACGGTTCTTCAGGTTCATCTGGTTCTTCAGGAACTTCTGGCTCAAGCGGTACCGATGGTTCTTCTGGTTCTTCAGGAACTTCTGGTACAGATGGTTCAAACGGTTCTTCTGGAACAGCTGGTACATCTGGAACAGCTGGTACATCTGGAACAGCTGGCACATCTGGTTCTTCAGGTTCATCTGGTTCTTCAGGAACTTCTGGTTCTTCAGGTTCTTCTGGAACTTCAGGTACTGATGGTTCTTCAGGTTCTTCAGGTTCATCTGGTACAGACGGTTCAAACGGTTCTTCTGGAACTGCAGGAACTTCTGGTTCTTCAGGAACTTCTGGAACTTCTGGCTCAAGTGGTTCTTCAGGAACTTCTGGTTCATCTGGTTCAAATGGTTCATCTGGAACTTCTGGTTCATCTGGTTCAAACGGTTCTTCTGGAACTTCAGGTTCAAGCGGTTCTAGCGGATTAGATGGCTCTAACGGTACATCTGGAACTTCTGGTTCAAGCGGTTCTTCAGGTTCAAATGGTTCTTCAGGAACTTCTGGTTCAAGCGGTTCATCTGGAACATCTGGAACATCAGGAACTTCTGGTTCATCTGGTTCATCTGGTTCATCGGGAACATCTGGTTCATCTGGAACATCGGGAACATCTGGTTCAAGCGGTTCTTCAGGTTCAAATGGTTCAAGCGGTACATCTGGTTCTTCTGGCTCTAACGGTTCTTCAGGAACTTCTGGTTCAAGCGGTTCATCTGGAACATCTGGTTCTAATGGTTCTTCAGGAACTTCTGGTTCTTCAGGAACTTCTGGTTCAAGCGGTTCTTCAGGTTCAAATGGTTCTTCAGGAACTTCTGGTTCAAGCGGTTCATCTGGAACATCTGGTTCTAATGGTTCATCTGGTTCATCAGGAACATCAGGAACTACAGGTACTTCAGGAACATCTGGTTCATCTGGTTCATCTGGAACATCAGGAACTTCAGGAACAACTGGAACATCTGGTTCAAGCGGTTCAAGCGGTTCATCTGGAACATCAGGAACTACAGGTACTTCAGGAACATCTGGTTCATCTGGTTCTTCTGGAACAAGTGGTACTTCAGGAACATCTGGTTCATCTGGTTCTTCTGGAACATCTGGTTCTAATGGTTCTTCAGGAACATCTGGTTCATCTGGTTCATCTGGTTCTAATGGTTCTTCAGGAACTTCTGGTTCTTCTGGAACATCTGGTTCAAGCGGTTCTTCAGGTTCAAATGGTTCTTCAGGCACTTCTGGAACAACAGGAACTTCAGGAACATCTGGCTCATCTGGTTCAAGCGGTTCAAGCGGTTCTTCTGGAACAGCAGGAACGTCTGGCTCATCTGGTTCATCGGGAACTTCAGGAACTTCAGGAACAACTGGAACTTCTGGTTCAAGCGGTTCAAGCGGTTCATCTGGAACATCTGGTTCATCAGGAACAACTGGAACATCTGGCTCATCTGGTTCAAGCGGTTCATCAGGAACATCAGGAACATCTGGTATAACGGGTGCACAAGGAGCAGCTGGTTCATCTGGAACTTCTGGTTCATCAGGAACATCTGGTTCTAATGGCTCAAGCGGTTCATCGGGAACATCTGGTTCTAATGGTTCATCTGGTTCATCAGGAACATCTGGTTCTAATGGCTCAAGCGGTTCATCGGGAACATCTGGTTCTAATGGTTCATCGGGAACATCTGGAACATCTGGTACTTCAGGTACGACAGGTACTTCAGGAACTTCTGGCTCTAACGGTTCATCTGGTTCAAGCGGTTCATCGGGAACATCTGGTTCTTCTGGAACTTCAGGAACTTCGGGTTCAAATGGTTCATCAGGAACTTCAGGTTCTTCAGGTTCATCAGGAACATCTGGTTCAGCTGGCACATCTGGAACTTCAGGAACAAATGGTTCTTCTGGTTCAAGCGGTTCGTCTGGAACGGCAGGAACTTCAGGAACTTCGGGTTCTTCAGGTTTAACAGGTACATCTGGTACTGCAGGTCTTTCATTCGTATGGATGGGCGCATGGTCAGATTCTAATGGAAATGGTCTAAGCAATGTACCTTATGGTAAAAATGACATTGTTAGCTATAATAATAAAGTTTATGTTGCAACACAAACAATTGCAATCGGTGCTTCTAATCCTTCAATTTCAGCAGGTTGGGACTTATTAGTTTCAGGTGTTGCTGGTTCAACTGGAGCAAATGGAACATCTGGTTCTTCTGGTTCTTCTGGAACATCAGGAACTTCGGGTTCAGCTGGTACATCTGGTACTTCGGGCGTAAATGGAGCTCAAGGAGCTGCGGGTGCTCAAGGAGCTGCAGGTGCAAATGGAACATCGGGTGTAAATGGTACATCTGGTTCAAGCGGCGTTAACGGTGTAACTGGAGCTCAAGGCGCTGCAGGTGCCCAGGGTGCTACAGGTGCTCAAGGTGCTGCAGGTGCTCAAGGCGCTGCAGGCGCAAACGGTACATCGGGTACTTCAGGTGTAAATGGAGCTCAAGGCGCTACAGGTGCTCAAGGTGCTGCAGGTGCAAATGGTACATCGGGTACTTCAGGCGTAAATGGAGCTGCAGGTGCAAACGGTACATCGGGTACTTCAGGCGTAAATGGAGCTGCAGGTGCAAATGGTACATCGGGTACTTCAGGCGTAAATGGAGCTGCAGGTTCTCAAGGTGCTCAAGGTGCTGCAGGTGCTGCAGGTGCTCAAGGTGCTGCAGGTGCTCAAGGTGCTGCAGGTGCAAACGGTACATCAGGTACTTCGGGTGTAAATGGAGCTGCAGGTGCTGCAGGTGCTCAAGGCGCTACAGGTGCTCAAGGTGCTTCTGGAACTTCAGGTACTTCAGGCGTATCCGGTGCTCAAGGTGCTGCAGGTCCAGGTGCAAATCAAACCTTAAATACTACATCTAACGTAACATTTAACAATATTACAGCAACTGGAACTATTACAGAAACATCTGATAAGAGAATCAAGGAAAATATTGTAACAATTGAAGATGCTCTTAATAAAGTAATGGCATTAAGAGGTGTATTCTATAATAAAATAGATTCAACAGACAGAAAAGTCGGAGTTATTGCACAGGAAGTAAATGAGATTATTCCAGAAGCAGTAAGTCTTTCATCAGATGGAACCTATTCTGTTGCTTATGGTAATATAGTTGGTTTATTAATTGAAGCAATTAAAGAATTAAAAGCTGAAATTGATAAATTAAAGGGAATCTAATATATACAATAACCGGTGGAGCTAAGCTCTACCGGTTTATAATAATGAAATTCATAAAATAAAAAATAAATTAAAATAAATGGCTGCTACTTTTTCATGGATGGGTACCTGGTCTTCTGGTTCAGTTTACGGTAATTATAACGTAGTTCAGTACCAAGGGATTCTTTATCTTTCTGTTAATCCAAACAATTTCACGAGTACAGTAAGTCCTGCAACAGATACCACAAATTGGAACGTAATGCTTACATCTAATACTGGTACGTCGGGAACTTCTGGTACTACTGGAACTTCTGGTTCATCTGGTTCTTCTGGTTCTTCTGGAACAACTGGTACATCAGGAACTTCTGGTTCATCTGGTTCTTCTGGAACTTCTGGTTCTTCTGGAACAAACGGTGCTCAAGGTGCTGCAGGTTCTTCAGGAACTTCAGGAACTTCAGGTGCTGGTTTTACAACAGTTGCTAACACGTTAGATAATAGAATCTTAACGTCAACTGGTCAACCTAATACTGCAAATGCTGAATCTAATTTAACATTTGATGGTTCTAATTTAGGTTTAGTTGGTAAAATGAATATTAACCAACAAACTTTAACTGATAGTGCTACTATCACGTGGAATATGTTATCAGGTGCTAATGCGACTGTAACTTTAGGTGGTAATAGAACATTATCAATTTCTAATATGGTATCTGGTGATACGGGTATCATCGTTGTTAAACAAGACGGTACTGGCGGTAGAACTATGGCTCTTCCAGCTAACTCTGTTGTTGTTGGTAATGGAACATATTCTTTATCAGCTGCTGCAAATGCTAAAGACGTATTAGGTGTTTACTACGATGGTTCTACTTATTATTGGACTGTTGGTGCTGGTGTAACTGGAGCTCAAGGTGCTACAGGTGCTCAAGGTGCTACAGGTGCTCAAGGCGGATTCGGTACATCAGGAATTTCTGGTACATCAGGAACATCAGGTACTTCTGGTTCATCTGGAAATTCAGGTACTTCTGGTTTAACAGGTACTTCTGGTTCATCTGGTTCAAGCGGTACTTCTGGTACATCAGGAACAACAGGTACTTCTGGAACATCAGGAACTGCGGGTGCTAGAGGTTTCCAAGGTTTCCAAGGTTTACAAGGTGCTTCAGGTTCTTCAGGTACATCAGGTATTTCAGGAGCTCAAGGTGCAGCTGGTTCTCCAGGTAATATAGGTAATGCTGGTCCTCAAGGTGCTCAAGGCGCTGCGGGTAATAATGGTAATAATGGTGCTCAAGGCGCTACTGGTGCACAAGGTGCTGCAGGTAATAATGGTGCTCAAGGCGCTACTGGTGCACAAGGTGCTACTGGTTCTATTACAACTGGTTCTAATACACAGGTTAACTCTATGGGTGTTGGTACAGCTGCAACTGGAACAGCTGGTCAATTAGTTGCAACAGGTGATATTATTGCTTATTATTCAGACGAAAGATTAAAGCATAATTTAGGTGTTATTGGAGATGCGTTAGATAAAATTTCTAAAATCTCAGGTATTTACTACACTCAAAATGAATTAGCTGAAAAATTCGGTTATGCAAACTATGACAAACAAGTCGGAGTTATTGCACAAGAAATCGAAGCTGTTTTACCAGAAATCGTAAAACCTGCTCCATTTGATATTGATGAAAATGGCGGTTCTATTTCAGGTGAAAACTATATCACTGTTCAATATGAAAAAATCGTTCCTTTATTAATCGAGGGTATTAAAGCTCTAATTGCTAGAGTTGAAGCTCTTGAAAAATAAACAAATGATTTAATTGCTATATAAATAATAGCCTTAAGCAAAAAGCCCAACTGAAAGGTTGGGCTTTTTTAGTTTAATATATAAAATATAAGCTAAACATAATTCAATGTATAATCACGGCACTCTTGACCCAAATACTTTAATGTATATTGATTCATTTTTCTATAATGTAAAAGAAAAAACGTATGAAATCAAAGGTTGGATTTACAATAAAACAGGCATTGTTAAAGATATATTAATTGGAAATCAAAGTGCAATATCTAATATTTGGTTAGATAGACCTGATGTTGTATCGGTTTATCCAAATGCTATTAATCATGGTAAATTAGGATTTCATTTTACTATAAATAAAAATGATTTAAATCAATCGTTTTCTATATTAGTTGGAGACAATATTATCAAACTCAAGGATTCTTTATTACAAGACGCTATTAAACATACTGGATTTAAGAGAGAACATAAGGATTTAATTATCGTCGATGATTTTTATGCAGACCCAGATTTGATTAGGAATTATGCAATGAATAATCTAAACTTTGAACATTCAAACTATCATAAGGGTAAACGTTCTGCTGATAGATTTATATTAGAAGGTACTAAAGAAAAATTCGAACAAATTATAGGCCGCAAAGTTACTAATTGGAATCACGAAAGATATGCAAATGGTGTTTTTCAATATTGCACATCACAAGACCCAATAGTATATCACGTCGATACTCAAACCTATGCAGCTATGGTTTTTTTAACTCCAAATGCACCTTTAGAAACAGGTACAGCATTTTATAAAAGTAAAGTTACAGGTGCAACTGAATTTAGTGGTGAATTTGACCAAGAAGAGTTTAATAAAACATTTAAGGGTATTAGTAATGAATTAAATTTCTTTGATAAAACACAATATGAATTAATGGATAATGCAGCAAATGTCTATAATAGATTAGTTCTTTTTAATGCTAAAAGAATTCATGCTGCTACACAATATTTTGGAGATGCAATTGAAAATGCGCGTTTCTTTCAACTTTTCTTTTTTGACGTAGAATAATGACACAGAAAAAACATTTACACATTATTACAAGATGTGTTAAACCAGATGACTTATTAACAATAAAGGAATCAATTGATTTGGATAACACATCTATTGATTTATCTTGGCATATAATCTTTGATACAAATAGATTAAAGGATATTGATGCTGAATTATTAAGTCAATTAAATCATGACCAAATCAAATTATATTTCTATCAAGATGGAGGTTCATATAATGCTATAAATAGAGTTACATCTATTATAAAAAATAATGCTAAGAGTACTGAAGAATATGCGTATCTTTTACATGGCGATTCAACACTACATTCTGATTTATTAACAGAGTTTATTGAACAACCAAATGGTATTATCGCATTTGTTTTTGCACAAACTTTTGGTAAAAATCAAGAAGGAATTAGACATCCATTTCAACAAAATATTAGACCTGGCCATATAGATGGTTCTCAATATATTTTTAATATAATTACTTTAGTAGCTTCGCATTCTTTTGAAGATACTTTTGATGGTGATGGTAGATTTATCCAGAGCGTAATTAAAGCGTTCCCCGATAATTGGAAAATGTTGGATAAAGTATTACACCAATATGCAAATCTTAAGCCAGGTAAAAAGGCAAGAATTCCTAGAGTACTTTATATTGGAGAAGGTCAACCCATTTTACGTTCAGCTAACGATGTTAGCTGGGAATCGCATGAACTAGACGTAAAATATAGAGAAAATGATGCTGATTTATCAAATGTTTTAATAGATTGGAATCCAGATGTAATTATCTCGTGCACTGAAGATAAAGAAGCTATTAAAAATTTAGAAGTATCACCAATTCAATTTAAATCTAAGTGGATTAAAATTTCACAATGGTCAGAATCAACTAATGTTGGCGAATTAGCATATCAACATGCAATGAATGCTATAGTAAATAGGAAATTATCAACAGAATTAAATATAATTTCTTATTTCACTCCTATTTATAATACTGGTGATAAATTATTAAACACATACCAATCACTGATAACTCAATTAGACCCAAATTGGGAATGGGTTATGGTTAATGATTCAACAGATGGTGGATATACTTATAAAATAGCTGCACAGCTTGCAAAATTTGACCCGCGTGTTAAATTATATGATTTTAGAGAAAAATCAAATGGATTAATAGGTGAAGTTAAATGGAGAGCAGCTTGTATGTGTACTGGAGAAATATTAGCAGAATTAGACCATGATGATATATTAACACCGGATTGTACAACGTATTTACGTAAAGCATCTGTTAAATATCCAAATGCTGGTTTCTTTTATTCAGATGCGCCTGAAGTCGATGATATAACAATGGAATCTAAAATGTATGAGCCAGGATTTGCATTAGGATATGGCGCATATAGAACTGATAATGTATTTGGAAAAGAATTTCAGTCTTCAATTACACCTAACGTTAATCCAAAAACAATCAGACATATTGTAGGAGTTCCTAATCATATTAGAGCATGGAGAAGGTCAGCTTATTTTAATGCAGGAGGTCATGCAAGAAATCTTGCAATAGCAGATGACTATGAGTTAATAGTTAGAACATTTTTAACAACTACAATGGTTCATATCCCTAAAACTCTTTATATTCAAAAGCTATATAATGATGGGTATGAAATGAACACACAAGACTTATCGAGAGCAGATATTCAACGAAGAGTTAAAACTATTGCTGAATTCTATAAAGATGCAATTAGAGATAGATTTGAAGAATTTGGTATTGAAGATTGGGCTTATCAAGATACTATTTATGCAGAAAGCTTATATGGTATTAGAGAAGGTAAAGTTAATTTAACTTACGAAGACTAATCTAAATCTATAATAGATTGAATTACATTGGAACTGAGTTTAGATTTTATGCTATTGCATAGAAAATTAAATTCGGTTCCATTTTTTTTAAATAAGGATTTTGAAGGACCATAATGTTCAAACTTTAGGCACATCATTTCTCGATTCCATATTCCAAAATCATTTAAATTATTATTCCATTCACCGTTTAATGCATTATAGATATTTTTAACAAGAGGCCTATGCGAAACTTTATGATGTAATGCAAGTTGTTTTAGAATTTTTTGTTCAGCAAAACAAACGTAACTTCCATTCGGTGCGCCTAACCCTGATAATTCTAGCATACAATCCAAGCTTTGTTTAGCATATTCTTTTTGAAATTCTAAATCATTAAAACATAAATATGATACATTAATAGCATCGTGCGATTCAGGTCTTCTTAAATAATCCGGTAGATTAGTTAACTTTTTAATATATTCATCGTTTGCCGTAGGATAAACATACCTTCCATCTTCATCGTATGAATAAACGAAAGCACTTTCTTTATCTAAATTTACTAAATCTGTAAAGGCAATAAAATCCCAATCTACTAAAATAACAGGCTTATCTTGTTTAGCTAAAACTCTTAATTTAGATGAAGACCAAAATGATTTTTTATCTATATTAGAGGGTTCATCTATTATTTCAGTATACACTTTATCCCAGCATTTTAATATACCTAACTTCTTAAAAATAGAATAGGATAAAGAATCTATATGTAATTCAGTTATAGTATCATTACATTTTTTCCAGTTTATAACACTAGAAACTGTCATTATAATTCTAAGACTTGTATAAAAGCTTAGCTCACCTGTAATATTTTCAACGACCCAAATTGCACTCTTTTTCATATTATTATATATTTTTATCTTAATATATAGTATATGAGAATGAAAACTAAAATCATGTTATTTGAGGAGTTTTTGAATGAAGCTTATGTAAGAGATGAATTTCAAAAAGTAATGATTACGCGTAGAGCAGAATTAAAAGATTCTTTTATAACCGGCCCAAAATATGCAACTAAAGACTATTGGGTTATTTTAACTAATGAAACAGAGCCAATTAAGATACCTAAAGATTTACCTGTTTTAAATTATGACAGAAAAACTTTAAGTAAATTAGTAGATGCTGGAGCAATTAAAGATACTCAGGTTTATAATAAATTAGAAGCAAGAGAAAAAGTAAGTTCTAAAGCAGAATTTTATAAAGCTCATACCAATTCTGGATATATTATTCCAACTGTTTATAAAATAGAGGACGCAAAAAAGTTAAACTTTCCAATTGTTGCAAAACCAGATAATAATCACAGTGGCTTAGGCATTAAGGTTTTTAATTCTATTGAAGATTTAAATGGTGTAGATGGTTCTGAATTTTCATCATTCTCTGAAAAAATTACAATTAAAGAAGAACATAGATTTTTTGTTTGGCGTGGGCAGGTAATTCAATGGACTGAAAGAAAGCCAATGGATGAAGAAACTAAAGACATTGCAAAAAAAGATTCAGATAGTGAAACTAATTTTGCATACATTTTAAGAAATGAAACTCCTGCAGATGAATACCTTAAAGCTATTGCATATTTTGGAGATTATCACTCAGACTTAGATTTTTACGCAATCGATATTGCAAAGGACGATAATAATAAGTTATATGTCTTTGAGATTAACTCTGAACCAGGCGCTTTATTTGGAGTTATGACTATCGTATATCAAAAGATATGGGAAGATTGGAATAAAGAGCAAATGCCCGAAGGTACTGTTAAACTTTTAAAGAAGTTTAGACAAAAAGATATAGAACAAAATAAGAAACAAAATGCCAACTGGAAAGTAAAATAAATATGGCTTATCCTTTCAATACTATGCTTATTACAATTTACGTACATCACATGCAATTAGATGAGTTATATGATTTTCTAAATGATAGAATTGAAGATACTCCAGCGTACTGGTATTCTGAAAATGATGTTCCGTATTCAGTTACAGGTGGATACGCTGCAGTGCATTTAGAATATTCTCAATATTGTAAAATTAGACAAGCTAGAAGTTGGAATGACCCACTTACAAAGATTTAATTTTAATGCAAAAGCCAGATTTATTTATAGTTACTTCTGCTATAGGAACTAAAATTGGGTCAATTGATACTAATTCTAGATTCATGCAAACTCTAGCAACGGTTAATAGTATTAAGGCTAAAAATCCTAATAGTGTTGTTGTAGTCGCAGATGCTTCTTCTATTGAAATAAATCAAATTATAAAAGATGAACTAAATGAAATAGCAATCTTTTTAGATTTTTCAAAAGATAAACATGTTTTAGAAATTCAAGATACTGCAAATAAGTATGCTACTAAATGTGCTAGTTCTTTTTTAATAGCAAATAGGTCAGAAGCTGAAAGTATTTTACATTATGAAGGAGGATATATTAAAAATGCAACTGAAATTGTTTTAATATTAAGTGTTTTAGAAAAAATAAACTCAAAAGATTTTAATAGAATTTTTAAAATATCGGGTAGATATGTTTTAAGTTCTAAATTTAATAGAGAACTACATACTGGAAATGTAACTACCTTTTCAACTCTAAAGAGCAATCAACCCTATAGAATAGTTGAATCAGACATATTAGTTAATTGTATTTTATGGAGTTTTGATAGTGAATATGTTCAAGAAATAAAAGAAAAAATGGAAACTATTTTTAATTGGTTAGTCGATTCATATTCAAGAGGAATTCCAGGCCCAGATATAGAACATGGAATTGCAAAATTTATTGATAATCGAACCGAAATTAATCCTATTGGTATTTTAGGATTTGTAAATGTTCCAGATGAAAGTCCTAAATTAAGTAGAATATAATTACTCAAATATTTTTTATTGTTAATTATTTTTAGTAAATTTACAGTAGAATAAAGAAATATAAAATGGCAAAGATTAAAATTTATTTAGATGATGTTAGAACTCCAGTCGATAAGGATTGGACTGTGGTTAGAAATTTTGAACAGTTTGTTAGCACTATTCAATATATTCAACTTGAGAATATTGAGATGATTTCATTCGACCATGACTTAGGTGATACCGCAATGCAAGAGTATTACACTAACGTGCGTCATAACTACAAGATAGATTACGAGAATATCTTAGAGAAGACGGGAATGGATTGTGCTAAGTGGCTAGTGGACCACTATTATGATAACTATCACGTAGACGATGAGTTGATTAGTCGAAGCAGTAAGAAGCTGTTAGGTATAATGTTCCCAAAGGTTTATGTACACTCTGCAAATCCGATTGGTAGTGCTAACATTATGGGATACTTGAACAACTTCTTTATGAATGAAGGTCAACCCCAGAGTTGTGTTAGAGTTAGAATTGACCATACGGTATAAGTTAAAAAATTATTGAAAATAAAAGCCCAAATATTTTTTTATTTGGGCTTTTTTATGTATATTTACAGTATACTAATAAACAAAACAAATAAATACTAAAAAACATTTAACATACAATGGCATCATTTAAAATATTCATTAAAGGTGATTCAAAAAAATGTTGGTCAATTCACAAGAAAATCTTTAACTTTCTAGAGAAAGACATGGTTTTTGGTGAAGTCTATGCAAATGATGAAATTATGATGAAAGACGGAATGTTTTTAGATATTGATATACAACCAGATTGGCATGAATTTCAATATATTTCTAAAATTAAAGAAGTTACTATTTTATAATTTTTTAAAAATAAAAGCCCAAATATTTTTTTATTTGGGCTTTTTTATGTATATTTACAGTATACTAATAAACAACAAAAATATGAGCTATTTCCAAAGATTTGACCGTTATGAAATTTTTGACATGAACATGATGCAATTTCATGCAGATACTGTTCGTCAAGTAGAAGATTTCTTTTTAAACAGCGAAGAAGGTGTTTCAATGTATAACCAGTTAACTAACAAGTTATATGGTATCTGGGATGGTTTTCTTTACACGGACTTATTACGAACTGCACAGGAATACAAAGTTGGCGAAGAAATCATCGAGCGAATCAAAACAACAATTAATTTTATCACAGAAAAAACTCATAACTTTGAAACAGTTTAATAAACTGCTATAAAATATTTGATTCTAGAATTAAATATCATGAAAAATTTATCAGAAAAGATTAAAATCAATCCAAACCCAACTGAATGCGCTAGTTGGATTCAGCGTCTTGTTGAAAAAGGAAATACAATTGCAATCACTTCAATGTATGCAAATCCGATTCATCCAGGACACATTGAGTGTCTAGAACTTTCTAAAGAATATGCTTTTGAATTATGGGTCATTGTTAATAATGATAGACAAGCTGAATTAAAACGAGGCGTTCCATCTTTTCAAGACGAAGAATATAGAAAAACAGTAGTCGAGTCTATTAAATACGTTGATAGAGCCATTATTTCAATTGACCAAGATTCTACAGTTTGTAAATCAATCGAAATGGTCTACAATAGAATTAAAGAAATTTATCCAAATGCTAATGTTATTTTTACAAAAGGCGGAGATAGATTTGCTGGAGAAATTCCTGAAAGAGAAGTGTGCGACAGACTAGGTATTAAAATTGTGGACGGTCTTGGCGAAAAGACTCATAGCTCTAGTAATATTATTAAACAATAATATGTCAAATTGTCATATTTTATACGTATTGGTATAATATTTGCAATATAGTATATCAATGGTAATAACACCAGAAATCATAAATTAAAATAAATTATGTTATACGGATTCGAAAGACCTTTTGATAAGGCAATTGACAAAATGTTTGAGAACATCGCAGAACCAATTTTTAAAACTACTTTCTTTTCATCAGAACCGTTTGATGATTTTAATAGCGCTAAAGTTGAAAATGGAATTATATACTTAGCATTACCTGGCTATTCTAAAGAAGATATTGAAATTGATATTCAAGGTAGAACATTAATAATTTCATCTACTATTCAAAAAGAGGATGAGAATCCATTTAGGAAAAGTTTTACTCGTAAATGGATTTTAGCAGATGATGCAAACACTGATAAAATCGTAGCAACTATGAATGATGGTCTTTTATCAATTTCTTTTGGAAAATCTTCTGAAAATAAAAAGGTAAAAATATCTTAAAATATTTTTTATTGTCATAAATTATAGTTAGATTTGCAGTATACTTAAAACTATTAAAGCTAATAAGATGAACGAAGATTATTTTGAAGATGATTTTGATTTCAATGAAGAAGATGGTAATTCCTCATTTAATAGTATCTATGAGACCATAGAGAACGAAGAAATCTATGACAAAGCTATAGATTATTTTGTTAGAAGTAATTATAAAGCTATTGAGGAAAATGGAATTGATATGGATAGAATGCGATTATATTCATTAGATAATAGCGTTCTAGAGCAACTTAAAAGTACTATTCAATTTATGATTGAATATTTTATTGAAAGAGAAGAATATGAGAAATGTGCAGTACTTAACAAGTATATGCCAGAACTCAATGAAATATAGTTTTTGTTAAATTTATTAGTTATATTTTTTAAAGGATAGGTCTTATAGGTCTATCCTTTTTTATAAACAATTTATTAATAATATATACAATAGTAATAAAATAATATAATATTATGGCAAAGGTAAATCAGGATATTCAATCTAGCGATTCTTTAAAAGAAATAGCTCATCAATTAAAAAGAATTGCGGACGCATTAGACCGTCAGCATAAAAAGGAAATACTAACTGGTGGTTTAGAAAAAATTAAAGAAGCTGTAAAAACTAGAAAAGATGAATTATTATCAGACATTGAACGTGGCAGAAACCGCCAGTAAAGATGAAATTAAACAAGCTTATCGAAAACTAGTTAAGCAATATCACCCTGATAAAAATATTGGTGAAGATACCAAAAAGAAATTTCAAGAGATTCAAGAAGCTTATGAAATATTAAGCGATGAAAATAAGCGTCAAAATTATGACCTTAGAAATTCAGGCGGAGGAAGTCTTGAAGACTTATTGAGACAATGGGGTTTTAATAATAATTTTGCTAATGATTTTGATACCACTTTCGGTAGATATGCTGGCAATCCTAATGCTAAAGGACCAGACATTCGAGTAAGCGCACAGCTTACTATCAGAGATATTTACGAAGGTTCTAATAGACAATTTAATATAAATGGAAAGATTGTGCCAGTGAGCTTCCCAAGAGGAATCAGAGAAGGCATGGTTTTTAAAATGGCTGGATTCGGTGCTCCAAATCAATTTAATTCAAATGCACCAAATGGTGACTTATTAATCACAGTTAGCATAATACCAAATTTAGACTATGTTATTCAAGGCAATGATATTTGGTTAGAAACTAATGTTAGATTTTATGATATGATTCTAGGCGGTAAACAAGAAATTGAAACGCCCACTGGTAGAATCTCATTTACTATCCCAGAAAAATCAGCTCCTGGAAAAGTTTTAAGAATTCCTGGTAAAGGTCTTCCTATTATGAATACTAATGAAGCTGGTTCTATTCTAATTAAACTCAACACAACATTTCACGGATTAAACGATTCTCAAATTTTATTGATAAATAAAATAAAAGAACTCGAACATGATTGATTACGACGGGATTTTATCAAACGAAGACCACACTAATTTCTTTAATAGTTTATTGACTATGAATAAAGAGCAAATCATGGAGCTTACATATAGAGCTCTAATGGGTAGAAAAATGGGAGCTCTTGAAGATAATGATGTCTCAACTGAAAATAAAATTGAGGCGCTCAATACTATGATTAAGTGGTTTTCTGATAGAGAAGAGTACGAAAAATGTAATGATTTAAAAAAAATTATTGAAACATTATGATTATTATTAAAATTAAAGATGGAATAGAAAAAGCTCTTAAAGAGCTAAAACACAAAACAATCAAAATCAAACAGATACAGCAGCTAAGAGAGCAGCAAGAGTTTCAAAAAAAATCTGTAAAAAAGAGACTTCAACTTAAAAAGGCTATTTACAAACAGCGCCAGAACAATGACAGGTGATTTTAAGATTAATCTTACCAAATATATTACAGTAATAAAATATATTCTGGTGATACTATTATGTTAGATTAAGCAATATATAAGTTGATTAAATAATAATAGTAGTCAATAAAAAAGGTTAGTTCTGAAAAAAATGAGTCATATATCCAATGATGAGAAGGATGCTCTTATGAGATCTAGCTATTCTATCATCACTAGAAATTTTACAAAAACAGTTAATAGATTTATTGCATTTCAAGATGGTAAAAACACAATCGAAATTCCTCATGGAAAAGGTCAACGTTCAAAATTCATTCAATTACTTATTGAATATTTTGAAGCCTTAGAGGAATATGAAAAGTGTGATACACTAATGAAGTTAAAGGAGCTTGTTATTATGGCAGGAGACTAAGTTAAAAATAAAAAACTTACATGGGTTCAACTAGAAACAACCAAAAAAACTCTCAACCAAAACCAAAAGCCGAAGTTAGGCCGCAGGTTCAACTTAGACAATCACAAATTAATTATTTAAACACAATTTTATCAAACGACATTACATTCTGCTACGGACCAGCAGGAACCTCTAAAACCTTCACAGCATGCTACGCAGCTTTAGAATTATTAAAAGAAGGTTATATTAAGAAAATTATTTTATGTAAACCTATTCAAGAAGCTGGTGAAAAATTAGGTTTTTTACCTGGCACAATTGGAGAAAAGGTAGACCCTTATATGAAATCATATAAATCTAACATTGAAAAAATTATCGGTTGGAAAGCAACTGAAGAAATGTTTGGAGATGGTATTATAGAATTTCAACCCCTAGCTTATATGAGAGGAGATACCTACGATAATGCTCTAATGATTCTTGATGAATCACAAAATGCTGACTTTAAGCAACTTATGCTTTTTGTTACTAGAATGGGTAAAGAATCTAAAGTGATTGTAGCTGGTGACGTTTCTCAACATGATATTGCAAAGAGTAGAGTTTCTTTACCAGCATTCATGGAAATGTTAAAAAACATTAAGGGAATAGGAACACATATCTTTACAGAAAAAGATATAGTAAGAGCTAAAATTCTACAAGACGTTGTTAATCGCTATGAGAAATGGCGTTTAGAGAATGAAAAATAAACTTTTTAAGCCATAATAGTATAATAGGTATAATATCTAAATTAAACTATTATGGCTGAAGAAGCAAGACAGATTTTATTAAAACCACATTATAACCAAGATACATCTATTATCGAAGTCGGTGTTGACGAAGCGGGACGTGGCGCATTAGCAGGTCCAGTAACTATTGCAGCTTGTATTATGCCATCTGATTTTCAACATCCTTTAATTAAAGATTCTAAAATTTTGTCTGAAAAACAAAAAGAAGAAGCATATAAGCTTGTAATGGAAAATGCTATCGCATGGCATTGTGTTCATGTTGATGCAGAATTAATAGAGCAGCAAAACATTCTCAAAGCTACTTTACACGGTATGATGTTGGCTTTATCAGGTGTAGAAGAATCCTGTAAATTTGATTTTATTCTTGTTGATGGTGACCAATTTCATGGATATAGTGGAAAAAACTTTGTTACTATTGTTGGTGGAGATAATAAATACACTTCAATTGCCGCAGCTTCTATTATTGCAAAGGTACATCGTGATAATTGGATGAGAGAGAACGAAGACGGTAAGAAATATGGTTGGCCTTCAAATAAAGGCTATGGGACTAAACAACATATTACAGCCATTCAAGAACATGGACCATGTAAAGAACATAGACCAAGTTTTATTTCCCATATTGTTACAAAAACAGCAGAATTATTTTGAAAAATCTTTTAAACGGAATCTTATTATTATTCATAGGTCAAGCTTTAGTTTGGTTTCAAACTAATGGTCAATTTATGTGGCCTTGGTTTAAAAAGAATCCAATTTTAATAGCCATCTCAGTTGGTAGCATAGTTTCTTATACCTTTATTTTAGGAACTGCTGAATTAGAAAAATATTATGGCGCTTTATGGCCAGGTAGATTTATTGGATTTGCAGTAGGCATGTTAGCATTTTCCTTATTAACTTATTTTATGTTAGATGAAGGTATGAATACAAAGACTTTAATTTCTTTGGCATTAGCTGTAATTTTATTAGCTGTACAAATATTCTGGAAATAAATTTTAAAATTTATTGAAAATAATTAGCCCGATATTTTTTAATGTCGGGTTTTTTTTGTAGATTTGTATATCAATAAAAAAATAAAGACAATGAACACATATACATTTACTTATTACGGATGGATTCCAAGTTACGGTGATTTTGACCAAGAATGGTTTGAAGTTGAGGCCGCTTCTTTATTAGAAGCAAAAGAAATAGTGAGCAAGATGAAATTAATTATTAAAGGTAAAGGAGGACCAGGCCTTGATATGGTTAATGGAATTGATGTAAAGGATTTAACTCCTCAACAAGTAATTGATTTTAAACTTTAATTAAAAATAAACAAATGGAATATTTAGAACAAAAACAAATTGTAGTAGATTTAGTTACTTCTTATGTTAAGCAAGAAGGTAATTCATGTGGATTGAGCAACATCACTGAAGAAGAAAATTCTCATATTATAGACTTAGGTGTTTCAATGCTTATGACTAAATGGCAATTAGACAATAACGCTGGTAGTTTTGTAAACTTTTTCGTTAGCAATGATTTGATGAAAGCTATTGCGTATGCAGACCAAACTGCATTAAAAGGATTTAAGTTTTTTGCAAGATTGCTTTATAATACTGGTATGCCAATTAAACTTTATGAAGCAATAAAAAATAATTTAGAAATAAACGCTTAAATATTTTTTATTTTCAACTATTTTTTGTAGATTTACAGTATACTAATAAACAAAACAAATAAATTATGGCTAATCTTTTAATTGACTCAAAACTTATTAAAGCAAATGGTTACTCTTCTTTGGGTGATATCGCAGAAAAACACAAAGCTTTTGTAGAATCTGCAATCGCTCTTTATCGTTTACGTTATGACGATAAAAGTATTTTAAATTCTTTTCCAGCAGACGATTATCATTTAGGTTCACGTTTTAATTCTAACGATTCTGTGGCTGAGCGTTTATTATCTGCAGTTGCAAGTCATATTCATTACCTTTTACATTTAACTTCTAACAACGAAGAGGCTGAAGCTTCTTTAGAATTAGAAATTGACCATTTCTTTGAGAATGTTAAAGGTTCTGATTTAGATTACTTAATCAATGATGCTATGCGTGATTGTGCTTCAGCTGACCATTGGTACACATACGAAAAAATCTATTAATATGTACCCTAACTTAGGATATTGTTGTATTAATTTAGAATTGCAAGCAACTAAAAAAATTACCACTAACCGTACAATGGTTCGTAAAACCTTTGACGCTAAGGGTATTAAATATGCATCAGAGCTAGCTTTACAAAATGTAAAAGATTTGGTTGAGATAATTAAATGGAATGAATCAAAGGGCATTAAGCTATATCGAATGTCCTCTGATATGTTTCCATGGATGTCGGATTATGAATTATCAGATTTACCAGATTTTGAAAAGATTAGCAATGTGCTTCGCGGTGCTGGGTCTCTAGCACTTAAATATGGACAAAGACTTACATTTCATCCAGGTCCTTATAACGTATTAGCTTCGCCCAATGAATTAGTGGTTACAAAAGCTATTAAAGATTTAAGACAGCATGGTGAAATTATGGAACTTTTGGGTTTTCAAAGAAATCAATATAGCGCAATTAATATTCACATCGGCGGAACTTATGGTGATAAGAAAACCACAATGGAAAGATTCTGCGCTAATTTCAAAAGACTACCAGAATGTGCATCTTCTAGATTAGTTGTTGAAAACGATGATAAGGATTCTATGTATAGTGTTGAAGATTTGTATAATGGAATTTATATGCATATAGGTACACCTATCACGTTCGACTATCTACATCACATGTGCAATCCTGGTAATTTATCAGAAGAAGAAGCTATTAAATTAGCTTCTAAAACATGGGGCATGATTCCGCAATTAACGCATTATTCTTCTTCTAAGAAAATATACGAAGATACCAGTTCAATTATTAGAGCACATGCTGATTATTTATACGAAGAGATTAAATGTTATAATCTATTAATCGATATAGAAATAGAAGCTAAAGCTAAAGAAAAAGCGTTGCTTAAATATTTAAAGGATTTTGATAAACAAATTATGTTTTCTTAATATAAAAAAATAAACATTAATAATATGTCGCAATTAAAAATTAAAGCTATTAGAGCAAAATATGAAGCTGAAAAAGCTACGGCCATTGCTGAATTAGATTTTTGGATGAATACACCTAGTACCGGTGAATTTATGTTAGCCATTGAAGAAAATCTTAAAAAATTATCAAACGCTAATCAAATGTTAAATATTATTGATGCAGCTTTTACTGTTTCTAATTCTGAATCAAATGAAAGCACACAATAATTTAGTATAACTCATTGATTTGTTATGTATTAAAGTCTCTTATGAGACTTTTTTATTTTGATATATAATAAAATTAATAAAAAAATAAATGCAATATGATTACATTTAGTAATTTCATTTTGTTAAATGAAGATGTTGCTGCATTAAGGGATAAAATTAATGCTAATAGACAAGCTATTGCGGCTACTAAAGATAAAATTAGAAGTCTTAGCGCTAAAATGGTGGATGCTAAAGCTGCTGATAAATCTGTTTATGCTCTTAATATAATTCAATTAGATATTCAAAAAAATGAATTAAAATTAAAAATGTTAGAATTAGACTCTCGTTCAGCTTCAATGAAGATAAGCTTAGCAAATGAATCTTTTCAATTAACATTTGAAAATTTTGTAAATTATAATGAAGAAAATCAAACTTTTTGAGGAATATTTCAATAATTCTAAATTAAAAATCGGAGTTTATCACGATATTGGAATAACTGAAAATATAATGGAAAGGGTGATATTATAACTTTAAGTCCACGTTTTGAAAAGACTAAAGGTCAAGAATATATGCTTGCAAATGCTATTAATTTTTTATTAAAATAAATTGAATATATAGTTAATAATATAATATAAATAAAAAAACACATTAACATGGCAAATTTAAAATCATTTGAACAGTTTGTATCTGAAATGGATAGAGCTGAAGAAATTGAAAAAGATGTTGTAGATGCTGGAACTCCAGAACAACATGATGAAGAAGAAGCTGATGCAGTTCAGTCTCAAGGTCAAGAAGCTAATGAAGCTAATGACGTAACAGGAATTGAAGCAGACCAATTAAAGGACGATTCAAAAGACGTTACACCTCCTGTAGTTGATGCAGAAGGTACTAAATATGCTAAAGCAGAAGATAGAGCAGAAGACGATTCGGCTGAATTAAATAAAGACTTAAAAGACCAAGCTGATGGTGAAAACATCGGAAAAGAAGTCACTGAAAAAAAAAGTGATGGCACAATTTCAGATGATGAAGAAGAAAAAGAAGATGCTTTAATGTCTCACATCGAATCTACGATTGATGCTTTAGTTAAGAAAATTAAAGACGATGCAAATGAAATAGGTGGTTCTTTTAGAGCACCTGGTATTGAGCATAGAGCTGCACAATTAATTAAAGCTAAATTACAAAAAGCAAAATTAGCATAATCATGATAAATCTTAAATCATTCGAACAATTTTTAGCTGAATCAGTTATTAATGAAGAAGGTACTAAAGTAGAACAAGCTACTGAAAAGCCAAAGACAGAAGAATCTAAACCAGAGGCAACTGAAGTTGCACCTGAAAAAGAAGAACCTAAAAAAACAGCAACTGACCTTTTAAAAGAATGCTATGAATGTATAAAAGAAGAAGCTGCACAATGGGAAAGTGATGCTCACGATGAACATACAATTGAATCTTATATGTGTGAAGTTGCATCTCTTATCGGAAATTATTCAGCTAATACATTAAAATCTCTTAAAGAAGATTATGCATTAGAAGCATACGAATCGGCTTGTAATTCTATGAAAGAAGCATTTTGTAAAAAAGTAGATGAAGCAAAAGAAGCTAATATGGCACCAAGTAATATTTCTAAAGAGGAAGAAGAAGGTCCAAAAGCATCTTAATAATTTTACAAAACCACTTAATATTTAAAAGGTCTCTTAAGAGACCTTTTTTATTTTAGAAACTAATGAAAATTAATTAGTATAAATAATTAAAATAAATTATATGCCAAGATTACCAATTTCTGTTATTTACATGCAAATGGCTTATCAAATAGCTAAATTATCTTATGCTGAAAGACGTAAGGTAGGTTGCCTTATTGTAAAGGACGAACAAATTGTTTCATTTGGTTATAATGGAACTCCACATGGATTTGATAATCAATGTGAGGATTTACATGCTGTTTTACCAAAAGGCGATGAACAGATTTTAGAATTAAAGGAGCATGGTTATTGTTGTGATAAACATGGAGGAACTTGGAGTAAATTAGTTACTAAAAAAGAAGTTTTACATGCTGAATCTAATGCTATAACAAAATTAGCAAAATCAACATTAACCTCTAAGGATTCTATTCTATATACTACAACTTCACCTTGTTTTGATTGTGCAAAATTAATTATACAAGCTGGTGTAAAAGAGGTATATTATTGTGAAGAATATATTGATGTGTCAGGTATTAATCTATTAGAAAAAGCTGGAATTAAAACACATCAAGTAATTGTATGGAATAATGATTAAATAATAAACTAAATGGGATTTAATAGTAGAATACTAAGTGATGTTAAAAATTTAGATACTGTTCTTAAAGAAAACGGTTCAAATTATTTTTTTAAAACACAGATAAAGGGTATTGATTCCTTTAAAGGAAGTAATGACTCTATTGAATTTATAGAAAAATTTATTAATTTATATAATGAAACTGATAAAGAATTTCATCAACTCGCTGAGTAAATTGAAAGACAATCAGAAATCTGACACAATGACTATGCAATTAGAAGAAACACATACTGAAGAAATGGAAAACATTGATGAGCCTAAAAGATACCAATGGATTAAAGGTGATAATTTTGGGGATACTGTTACTGTAAAATCAGAAGATAATGAATTCATCTATTTTACAAACGGAGAACAAATATACAAAAATCTTGTAAGAGAATTTTTACAAGAAATTATAAATAATGAGTTACCTCTTCCTGGGTTTAATGAAGGCATATCTTTAAAACCTGTGCAACCTCAACAAATTCTACAAGAACAAGTAGTGGTTAAAGAAGTTAAATCTAAGCAAGAAGAAACTCCGCTTGAAAAATTAATCCTTAAATTGTCTCAAAAAAATGTAGAATTTTTAAACGTACCAATGGGAATTAATATTCCTAAAAAGGATGTAGTCGAAATGTTAATTGAAAATTCAGATGAAAGCAGAGCTGAATTATTAGCAGCTATTACAAAAATGGCTGTTGCACAAATTACAATAGATAAACTACAAGAATTTATAACAGAAGAAATTAATTCATATTTAAACAATTATTATAATGAGTAGAAAAAAACTATCGGGAAACCGTCGCAACAAAAGAGGTATGTATCGTCAAGCTGGTTTCTTAAAAATTAAGAATACTTTTGCATTTGGTGGTGAAATTAGAAATTCATGGTATGCTAAAACAATTGGCGAAGGTAGAGAATTTCATAATCAATTAGTACAAAGAACTCAAGAAGCAATTGAAAATCAAATTCAAACAATTCTAAATTCTGCAAAAGAAACGTGGACTAAAATTGGATTTAATGAGGCAGAAATTAAAATGTTAGAAGAAGCATACTCATTAACTGAAGTTAAGCAACGTGAGACTTTAACGTCTGACCGTAAATTAGCAAAAAAATTATTAAAGCAAGCTAACGCTTCATTATTAAGTAGACAATAAAATATGCATACAGTAACTTTATCATTAGCTGACAATGGAATCATTAAGAGTGTAATTGACGACAATATCAATGCTGCTGGAGAATCATATGAGTCTGTTACTGTATATGACTTTGAATCAAAAGACGCAAATGATGTTAAGATGAAATTCTTAAACGACATTGCAATGGATTCAGGCTTAGAACTTGGAAACCCAAGCGATAAGTATCAAATAAAAATAATTCAAGATTGGGGAACCTCTTATATTCCAACTGCTGAAGAAGTCAGCATTAGAATTCAAGAATATAAACTTGAAATTCGCAAGCTTGAAATGATGTTAACTAATTAATGGAATTAATAATCGATTGCGTTTGGTGTTCTACTAGAAAAGACTTTATGAAGTTTACTAAAACTTGTGAAGAATATACAAACGTGATTGATTATTTTGCCATTTCAACTAAGTTATCTAAATCTGATGTAAATGGACAAGAGCCAACTGATTCTGTAATTGGCTTATACATTATGAAAAGATTACAACAATGTTTAAGAGAAGATGAAGATTGTGTAGAAGACAAAGTTGAATTTAAGAAGATTCTATATCTTATAAAGAATTTAAAAACCACTAACGTATTAGCTTTAAAAGAACTTATCGCATCTCTTTATAAAGACAAATATTCTTTTAATTTAATCATTATTAATAGAGATGATTTTCCTAAAAAGGGAGTTCTTTCTCTATTTGATAGTGTAAAGTTTATTGATAATTAAATGATACGTCATCAATTATTTTCAAAGGGCGAAACAATCTACGCTTTATTATCTAATTTTAGGCATCCTAATATAGTCTTTCCAGTAAGATGCGTCATATATGACGTTAAATTTGATGCATTAATGCCTCAATATCAGGTTAAAGTTACATCTTTTTACGATGATGTGGCTTTTCTTAAAAGATATTTTTTTGGATTAACTTTTAAGGGAAACTTTGAAGATAAACAAACTAAAATTAACTTAAAAAGAAAACTCTATAATACTATAGAGGATTTAGAAAGACATTTCGCTGAAAAATGGGAAAGTCACTTAATCGTAGTAGATTCAGTTTTCTGTGTTAAAACTAGAGCTGAATTAAATGAATTATTCAATTCATTACAGGATTTCTTTGTAGAAAAAACAATTAAAGAATTATATGAACTCTCAAATCGAAGAGTTTATTCAAAGGGTCAGTATTATTATCACACCAAAGGAGAATTTGAAGCAAGCCTTAAAAAATTCTTAGGTGATAGAGCACTAACTGACAAAGATTATTTCGATAAATTATTACATAGACCAAACGGTACGGAATTAGACCAAATTGAATCGATTTAATATTGATATATATGTTTAGATAGAATTATTCTGTAGAAACATATACATATATTTAAATGCCTGAATTCATTCAACCGAAAATGCCTAAACCAATTGGCATCGTTAATAACAAAGTTAATATTGGAGGTGCTGGTACTGTTGTATTAAATGCAGATGGTACTGCTACTAATTCTGCTGATTTAACTTCTACTAAATGGTCTCCATCTGATATTGCGCCAGATGTTGCTATTAATAGTGAATTACCTCCAGGTGAAATTGATGCAGCTACACCGCCTGCCGGATGGGTTGACCCTAGTACACAAGCTTTAACAGCTGATAAGGTATCTAAAGCACCTGCTGAAGCTGCAAAGCCTGGTATTGCTCCACCCGAGCCTACACCAAATGCAGCTAATCCTAATCAACCAAGCATGGAAGCTATTAACAATACTCCATCTGAGTATTATGATAGAATTGCGCAATCTGAAGTTTATAAAATACCTAATTCTACGGCTAAAGATAAAAATGGTAAAACAATTGCTGCAACTGAAAGTGAAGTGCACGAAGGTAAATTAGTTCACTCTGCATTTAATAGATATACTTTATTTAATTATAGAGGAACACCACTGCAAATGAAATCAAGCGGTGTGCCTTATATTGAATATAATCAATTAGATTTTAATCCTGACACTTTAATTAATCCAACAGTACATACTATTGTTGAAAGAACTAGTGCTAATGAGGCTAATCTAGGTTATAGATACGCTTATTCTGATTTTGCAATGTGTAGATATTTAGGTAGAATACCTAATAATTATATGGTAACTTTAAGAAGATTTGCTTTTCCAACTGAAGATGATATTATTACACCAGCTGGTAGAGGAGCAGATGGTAAAGCATTTACTAAACCTATGCCAGATTTAGCTAGGGCTGTAACTTGGATGTCAGAAGCAACTGGAAATAAAATTGAAGATATTTTAAATCTAGGTTTTGCATACAGATGGAAAGATATTGAAGCTGAAGTTCAAGAATTAGATAATCAAAATGCAGCAAAAAGAGGTAAGGTCGGTGCTATGATAGATAGCAATCCGTGGGCTCAAGGAATTTATGCTGCAGCAAATGGTGTAAGTGGTACACAAAATACTAAATTAGAAACTCAAGCTAGTGATTTTGACGCGGTTAAATCAACATACCCAAATCACGTATTTGGTCCATATAACTCTATTAGAAATATATTACAAAGAGAAGGTGGTTTAGATTATACAAATGAATTTACTCTTACGTTTGAATACGAATTAAGAGCTCTTAATGGAGCCAATCCAAAGGTAATGTTTATGGACTTAATGGCTAATCTATTAACGCTTACTTATTCAAATGCTCCTTTCTGGGGTGGAGCTGTTCGTTATTTAGGAGGTGGTCAAGGTAATATTGGTAAACCTCTAGGTAATGCAGCCCTAATTCAAGAAGGTAAATATGGAGATTTTTTAAAATCTGTAATTAGTGATATTGGTAAAATGGCTCAAAATCTAATAGGAGATATAAAAGCAAATGGTATCGGAGGTAGTAATTTAGTTAATAACCTTTTAGGTGGAGGTTTATTAAAATTATTTAATACTCCACAAGGCGGTCAAGTTGCACATGCCTTATTAACTGGTGAAGCAACTGGTCAATGGCACGTTACAGTTGGAAATCCATTAAACCCAATTGCTGTTATTGGTAATTTAGCATGTACTGATACTAAATTATCGTTTAAAGGTGGAATGGGAATTCAAGATTTTCCAGAAGCATTAGAACTTAAAGTTACTCTTAAGCCTGCTAGACCAAGAGATAAAGCTGAAATAGAAAGTATGTTCAATGCTGGTCGTGGTAGATTCTATATTAAACCATATAAAGGTGTTGATATTAATCAAGAAAAAATCATCGATGGATA